AGGCTATGGGCCAAAGACAGCTGCCAAGGCTTTAGGCAATAGGCCTACCTGGTCGATTGTCGAGCAAGCCTACAAGGCTGCCGGCCTCACCAGGGACGATGCTCTGCACCAGGCACGTTTAGCCAGGATCTTGCGTTGGTCCGACTGGGACCAGACCAAAGGCACACCAATACTTTACGAAGGGGAGACAGCTAATGCGGCATGAGCAAGCCATGAAGGCGTTGGCCAAAGACGAAGAGCAGCTGCTCGATGGAGCTGCACCATACGTCGACATGGTCAACCACCCACCACACTACAACCACGGCGGTATCGAGTGCATCGATGCCATCGAGGCAGCCCTGGGACAAGACGGTTTCCAGGCCTACTGCCGTGGCGCAGCGCTGAAGTATCTATGGCGCACAGACTACAAAGGCGGCCTCGAGGATCTCGAAAAGGCTGCCTGGTATCTCAACAAGATGATCGAAGCAGGGAACAATAAGAAATGAACATGATATCTAACCGACACTACGGCCCATCGTTGTCACTCAGCGAGGAGATTGACCAGCAGAAGTATAGGCAGCAAGGAGAAGACTTCTATAGCAAGGTGGTGAGGATCGCTGACGCGCTGAAGGACAGTGCAGACCACTTCGAGGCGTTCAAGGATGCGCTGCGAGAGATGCGGTTCCTGCCGGCTGGGCGTGTACAGAATGCAATGGGTGCCACCAGGCAAACGACGGCCTACAATTGTTTTGTCAGCTCAACCATCACCGACGATATGACGTCGATTATGTCTGTGGCGACTGAGGCTGCAGAGACCATGCGGCGCGGTGGTGGCATAGGCTATGACTTCAGCAACATCCGTCCTCGAGGCAATCTTATTAAGACGCTAGACAGCCGCGCCAGTGGCCCTGTCAGTTTCATGGGCATCTATGACGCCGTATGTCAGACCATCGCATCCAGTGGGCACCGTAGGGGCGCGCAGATGGGAGTGCTCCGCATCGATCACCCAGACATCGAACAGTTCATTACCGCGAAGAACAACAGTGACAAGCTGACAGGTTTCAATGTCTCCATTGGTGTCACGGACGACTTTATGAGACACCTCGAGACAGGTGAGCCATTCCCGCTGAAGTACAACGGTGAGGTGTACAAAGAGGTCGACCCTAAGCCTCTTTGGGACATGATCATGCGAAGCACATACGACTGGGCTGAGCCTGGCGTATTGTTCATTGACCGCATCAACGAGATGAACAACCTTCATTACTGCGAACACATAGCAGCCACTAATCCGTGCGGTGAGCAACCTTTGCCACCAAACGGTGCATGTTTGCTTGGCTCGTTTAACCTGGTGAAGTACGTGTATGATGGTGTTTTCGATCACGATCAGTTCCGTGCTGATATTCCTGTCGTTGTACGAGCTATGGACAACGTGATTGACCGCACGATCTATCCGCTTGAGCTGCAGAAAGATGAAGCCAGGGCTAAGCGTCGGATGGGCCTGGGTGTTACTGGTGTTGCCAACGCAGCTGAGCTGTGTGGTTTGCCTTATGCTAGCAAGCAGTTCATGACCTGGATGGAAGACGTCCTTATCAGCCTACGTGATGCAACCTATCGTGCGTCTTGTGAGCTAGCCAAAGAGAAGGGGCCGTTCCCACTGTGGAACCATGAAGGCTACAGCAAAAGCAAGTTTATCCAGACGTTACCGCAGGAGTTGCAGGATGACATCGCAGTGTATGGCACACGCAACAGTCACCTGCTGTCAATCGCGCCAACGGGTACGATCTCACTCACAGCAGACAACGTGAGCTCAGGGATCGAGCCACCGTTCTCATTGTTCTACGACAGGACCATCCAGCAGTTTGATGGTCAGATCGTGGAGCGTGTCGAGGACTACGCTTACCGCCAGGGCATCGCCGGCAGGACAGCCAACGAGATCACAGGTGAGCAGCACCTCGATGTCCTAATCCTGGCACAGCAGTATGTCGACAGCGCAGTCAGCAAGACATGCAACGTCGGTGATGATGTCACCTATGACGACTTCAAGCACCTGTATTACAGGGCCTGGAAAGGTGGCTGCAAAGGCATCACGACATTCCGTGCAGCCGGCAAACGCTTCGGTATCTTGAACGAGGTGAAGACAGAAGAAGAGCCAAAGGCTGAGGCTTGCTTCATCGATCCTGACACCGGACAGAAGGAATGCGAGTAAGGCCCAAGTGCGGTGAGTGTAACAGCAAGCCAGCAGACGTAGACAAAGGTAACGGCACATACCTGTGTGCCAAGTGTGAGATGGCAAACATCTACCGCAGTATGTCTGCAGCCGACAAGAAGCTCACCAAGAGCAGCCTGTGGTCCACCATGGTCACCGCTGCTAACCGCAATAAGCCCTGAGTGTGTACTGAGGTGTATGACCTGGGAACCTCCAAGCTAGGAGTGTCTCCCAGGTCACATCAGTCTGTTTATGCCTCTCAAGGCCTTATGTCCACCCTTAGGAGAACTATAGAGAACAACAGTAACTATGCAGCCCCAGGCTGCACTATAAGTGAAGGGCAGTGCACCAACGACATGACACAGGTCTGACACAGGTCTGACACAGGTTGAGTTAGGTGCGCTTAGGTGTGCTTAGGTCCACGTCCCGATTTGTTCTTCAAAGAATGTCCTGTCACACGGACATATTTCTGAATGGCTAATGTCTATGGCCTGGCAACCCTTTTGGTTGTCTGATCTCATATCAGACGTCCACCGTCCACCAACGATATCAACGACTTAGCGTGTCCGCGGTGGCGCAGCGGGTCCCATCCCTGGCAAACCAGGCCCCCATGGGCATCAATCGAGGTCCACTTCACAAAGATCGCTAAAGGGTTGTTGTTGTTGTTGTTACCCAGCCCGACTTTAATCACGAGAGGCCCCAATGGCACTAGAGACCGGTACATACATTGATTCGCTTAACGCAGCGAACCCTACCGCAACCGATGCCATCGCCCAGGCCGATGATCACCTACGTCTCATTAAGTCCACCATCAAAGCCACATTCCCATCGGTAACCGGTGCAGTCACAACCACCCAGGCAGAGCTCAACATCCTCGATGGCGCTACCCTGTCCACCGCTGAGATCAACCTGCTCGATGGTGTCACAGCGACAACCGCAGAGATCAACTACCTCGACGGCGTGACCTCCAACATCCAAACGCAGTTTAACGCTATCACCACCGATCTTGTGTCTGACACCAGTCCGCAGCTGGGTGGTCAGCTCGACACCAACGGCAACTCTATCGCATTCGGTAACTGGACTATCGAGGTCGACGGCAGCAACAACCTGCTCTTCAAATACTCCGGTGACACCAAGATCCGCATGACGGCAGCGGGTGCCCTGGACGTCGAAGACGACATCACCGCATTCTCAGGTATCTAGGTCACATGGCAGTCACATCGTCTGGTGCGATCTCGTTCTCGAGCCTGGCCTCGGAGTTCGGTGGTTCGACCCCGCACAGCCTGTCTGAGTACTACAGGAATGCTGAGGTCCCATCATCAGTGTCCAGAGACGCCGATGCAGCCAGCCTCAGTGGCAGCGTGTACGACGGGCGCGGCGCACCTTACTCAACGAACCCAGTCATCAACTCAGGCGGTGTCCTGTACAAACACAGCTGCTGGGCTGACAACGGTTTCACAGGTACAGGAGATGTGTCTTTCACAGTTAACCTGGCTGGGACCTATAGCTATCAGTTCAGCTATTACGTACAGAACGCAACCAGAACCAGCACTCACACCTTGTTTGTCGACGGCACCCAGGTCGCATCTGAAAGCCTTACAGCTGGCAACAGCAGCTCGAGTGCCACAGGTACATTCTCAGCTAGTGCCGGCAGCACCATCCGCATCACGTGCTCCTGGCCGTCTGTCGGGTGGGGCAACAGCAGCGTGACAATCGGCGGGAGCTCTACAAACAACGACGACATCAACGTCACTGTGAACTCGGGCGTCCCGACCAGCGGTTCAGTCAGTCTGGCTGACTTCTACGGCACCACAAACACATAGGAGCTCTGCATACGATATGGCCGTTCTCCCAGTACGTGATTTAGGTTCCGTTGGCGTTATTACAGACGTTGCAGCCTATAACCTACCGATCAACGGATACACCATCGCCACCAATGTCCGCTTTGATGAAGGCAAAGTGCGTCGTGCACCGATCTTCCGCAAAGTAAAAGACAGCCTGGGATTTACCCCCAGGGCAAGCTTTGGTGTCGTGCCAGCCACAGGCTATGACACAGTGGTCATGGTAGACGACGCCTATGTCATCAAAGAGTACAACGCCGGCACAATCTCAGATCGCTCAGGTTCCATCTCAGCCAGCTCAGATCCCCGCTCATTCACAATCACCCAGCTAGCCGATGTTGTCTATATCAACAGGCCAGACAGGGTGCCTGTCTTCCGTGCACCAGCCGGCACCAACTTCGCAGATCTCACCAACTGGCCTAGCACATACCGCGCAGCATCCCTGCGGGGCTTCGGTGACTTCCTGGTCGCTCTTAACACCGTCGAAGGCAGCACCAACTTCCCTAACCGTGTCCGCTTCTCGAACCTGGTAACAGCCAACAGCATCCCCGACAGCTGGGATGAGACTGACACAACCAAGTCAGCCGGCACCAATGACCTGGTGGAGATGAAGACAGCCATCGTCGACGGCGCTGTTCTTGGTTCCAACTTCGTTATCTATTCCTCCGAATCAATCTTCTTGATGGAGTTTGTCGGCGGTGCGTTCATCTTTAACTTTCGCAAGCTCTTCACCGACGCCGGCCTGATCAATCAGAATTGTGTCGTCGAGGTTGAGGGCAAGCATTACTGCTTTGGACCAGCTGACATCTATGTCCATGACGGGACCACCAAGCAGTCGATATGCGACGAGCGCGTGAAGAACTTCATATACCAAGGCTTGAACAATGCACGGTCCAACGTCTGCTTCGTGCAGCACAACACCAATCTCAACGAGATCTACTTCTGTTATTCGTCAGCTGACGACCATGTCACCTTCAGCAACTCAGACAGATGCAATCGAGCTGCTGTATACAATTACAGGAACAACACATGGTCGTTTTACGATTTGCCCAACGTATCTGCGGGTACTACAGCGAACGTAAACAGCGTCAATACATACGCGACAGCAACAGGGTTAACCTATGCGCTGGTCGGTGGCTCATACTTTGACCAGGAAGATAACTTTGACCGGCACACACTCATGGTCGGCGAAGACAACAGCACTGACGGCATCACCAGTGACAAGCTTTACGCTATCGACCTAGCCGACGAAGGCAAGCTTACCTTCCAGCTCGACGCTGAGGCCACCAAGCCGCCGCTATTAGAGCGCACAGGCCTGGACCTCGATGAGATGGGCTCCGCAGCGGCCAACTACACTGTCGTCACCAGGTTATTCCCCCAGGCTGACACTTTGAACACCTCAGACACCACCATGACCTTTCAGTTTGGTGCGTCTGACATTCCCCGCACGACGCCCACCTATGCGTCGTCTGTCACTTTTGACATCAGCAGTGATCACAAGATCGATGCCAGGGCAGCTGGGCGGTATCTCAGCTACAAAATGACCCTGGCTAACACGGACTACAAAGACTTCGAGCTCTCAGGCTTTGACATCGATGTATCTCAGACAGGTGCCAGGTAATGGCCCTCAGCGACAAGGTCAATCTGCTAGTCCAGAAGTACATCAGGCGTCAGTTTCCTGAGCTCGAGGACGGTATTCGCAGGTACATCACCGACGAGCTGCAGCGCATCGAGGTGGCTACCAGCTCCCTGGCCAATGCAGCGATCCAGGTCGCTGATGCGCCGCCAGACAACCCAGTCAAAGGCATGGTTCGCTATGCCGTCAGCCCGTGGGACCCGCTTAGCAACGGCTTCAGCGGCCTTGTTGTCTATAACGGCAACGCCTGGGCAGCAGTTTAAGCACACAAGAGGTATATAAAATGTTCGGACAGATCGTAGGTGCGGCAATTGGCGGCTTAGTTAACCGTAAGAACGCCAAAGATCAGATCAAAGCATCAGCAGCAGCTGACCGCATGCGTATGATGCCCTATCTGGACGTCCGCGATTACTTTAAAGACTTCTACAGTGGCTCAACGGACGCATTTAACACCGGTTTGAACACCGGCGCATACACTGGTCCTAATCTCGCCGGCATGGACCCACGCACAGGCCAGGGCCTGGACGCCATGTACAACACTGGCAACACCGCAGTCACCGACGCCAATGCGATGATGGACGCGACACGCGGTTTCGCAGGTAATGCAGCTGATATCTATAACCGTGCCGGCCAGGACATGCTCGGCAACGCAGCAACGTATGCCACAAACAACGTCGAGCCGCTGCTGACAGCTGCAATGCGCGATAGCCGGCGTAATCT